CTGAAAGAATATGATGACGTATTTGTGTTGTATTGACTTGCGTCAGACTCAGTGGTTTCATCAACACTTTTTGGTTGTAGAAAAATTCTTGCGTTTTTAAAATCTCCGACATTGTTCCCCTTGTCATCGATACTACCATCACTATATATAGGATTATCGTAAGTTGTATCTTTTCCATTTACTCTTTCAAAGTCTTTGAAATTATCAAAGTATCCATATTCTTTTATTGCATACTTTTTATGAAAAATATTATAATCTATAAATGTACTTCCTAATAATCCACCCATAACATTTGCCAACATATTGTTTTGACTCATTGGTTCATATGTTAATGCAGTTCTAAATTCTTTGTCTAAATCTCTTACCTTAGTGTCACCACCTGCAATAGTTCCAGCATCACCGTCATTAAACTCAGCAGTTACTGGTTGATTGTACAGACTTTGTAATGTTCTAAAATGATAACCTTTGGTAGTTTCGTAGAAAAAGTAATGTGGTGATCCGTTTACCTTTGATACAGAATCATCTAATAAATTTCTAATGAAATCAAATGGTGATATATTAGGTACCACATGTTTTCTAATACCTTGAGTATCTTCTAAATGTAATGTTTTTCTTGAATCAAATATATTTGGACTTCTCATAATATTCTTAACAATGTTAGAATTAGTCTCTGTAAATGTTCGTGATAATCTAATTCTATGATTATATAATGCTTCGTATGACATAAAACTTAGTTGAAATACTTCAGCACCTTTTGACACATCAAACCTTGCGTTTATTTTGTGTATGACAAACGGATTCTCTACAAAGTCTATGACACCTTTATTTGAGTCATCTTGATCCAAACCTGGTGTTGATATTTTAAGTTCTAAGTAATCTTGTCCGATCACCTGTGCATTTTGTATTATACCATTTGTATCTGCTACTGTAATGGTGCCCGTAATACCATTAGTATAAATCTCTTCAAACAAATCTAATTGTATTGTTGTTGCTGATAAATCTACTCTGATACCACCTGATGTTAATAGATGACAATGATCTAAACTATACTCACCTGCATATTGTATTGACATTAAATAACTCGTTCTCTAACTAACCTTTTGAACTCCTCTACGAAATCATCAATAAATCTTGGATCTAATAATTTTATTCTTCTTCTACTGTTTTGTAAATCTTCTTCGTGTTCACGATTTGTAATAGCAGTTGCAGCTGGATAATCTGTATTAACTGTTCCTACATCTATTTTTTTAGTGTTGTGACCAGAGTCCTCTGTGATTTCATAATGATGCACTGAGTTTATATTGTCACCATATTTGTCTTTGAGATAATCTTCAAACTGAATAGTTGACATAGGCCACTGATGATATCTATCATGTATCTCATTAAATAAAAGTATTACCCAGTGTAAAGTTGCATCATCATATAATCGATGTGCAATCATCTCAGGTGTTTCACCATCTCTAACATCGTAAGTGTCAAATAAAGCAGTGTTACTTTTTACTTTTGCACGAACTGCCACTCTTCTAAAAATATTCGTAACATCCTTTGATATGCCGTTTCCAGCTGAGTCGTATGGTATGAGTGGAAATGATTCGAAATACATTAGAATCCCTCGAATACTCTGTCTTTTGTAATAAGTTCCATTTCTTTAAAATTCAGTGTCAAGTTTGTCTCGACAGGTGGAGCCCCTTTTTCATTTGGTGTAAATGTTCTATATCTGTCTCCTCCATATGATACAGTAATATTCTCTAAAACGCAAGTAGAAATTCGTTGTAAATAGTTATTTCTTCCATTATTGTACATATATTCTATGTTGAAAGTATTAGGAACTCTTAATTTTCTACCTGCACGATTGCCACCTCTAAACTCTGGTTTACTATTAAGTCTAAATGCATATATTATTTTTCTAATCTCGTCAGCCTCTTCTTCACTCTTTGGCATCATTTTAAAATTAAATTGAAATACTCTTTTTGCCAAACCTTTGAAAGCAAGTTCCATTCTATCAGCGATGATTGTGCCAGATGCCATTTCATATGCTTCTCTCATACCTGCGAACCCTGGTATCGCACCGACTGTTGCCAATAATGTTTTTGTTAATCCCTCACTTAATGCAGGGCCTAATTGTTCTAATTGATTACCGACTGTCTCTACTAAACTTCTGCCTGCCATAACATCAGCATATAAATCCATACCTGCTTTTGCGGCAGCACCAATCTCTGTATCTACAAAGTTTGAGTTATCTGTAAATGTTGCAGTGGGTGGCATGTACATTGCAATCGCAGTGTCTAATCTAACAGTAGGTGCTCTTTTCACATAAACTGCCTCACCTGAGTCACTGTACTCAGCGTCAGTAAATGGTATGTAACCTGAACCACCTGTATTACCACCTTGACTATTCAAAGCATTCTGCATTTCAGTACCAACTTTATTATTTGCAAATTCTCTATAAGCATTTGTAGTTGTTCTTTTGACACCAAGTTCTCTATTAATATCAGATATATTATATTCTTCAAGTGATTTTTGAACATCGCCAAATGCGTTTTTGTTACCTCGTGTTCCAAATTGTATCTCTGCGTCCTCTTGTTCATTAATAAAAAACATGACGTAGTGTCCTTGATTACCAAGACCTGGTGCGGCTGTAACATCTAATGGAAACTGTAATATATTAGTTGATCTACCTTGTTTCTCAGGTTCGTCTATGCCATCTTTAGGTTCTGGTTGTGGACTGATAATACCTTTGAGAATGCCAGATACTTTTCTAAGAGCATACTGACTTCCAGCAGTAACAACTTGTCCTTTGATTCCGTTTACGATTTGACTCATCTAAATATTCCTTGTATAAAGAGTATTTATATGATATACTAAAGGTTTACATGGCATATAGTGGAAGATACATACCGACAAACCCAGACAAATACAAGGGTAATCCTATGAAAATTATCTATCGATCTTTATGGGAAAGAAGATTAATGGTCTATTGTGATAAAAAAACAAGTGTATTAGAATGGGGTAGTGAAGAAATAGTAATACCTTATTATTCGCCTCTTGACGGCAAAATGCATCGATACTACCCAGATTTCTACATGACAGTAAGACAGAAAGACGGATCTATAAAGAAGTTTATTGTTGAAGTAAAACCTAAGAAAGACATGAAACAACCCCCTGCTAATCCAAAAAAACGCACAAAAGCATGGTTAAAATCAGTCAAGACATATGCGATGAATGAGGCAAAATTTAAGTATGCAAAAGACTTTTGTAAAGATAAGGGTTTAGAGTTTCTAATACTAAATGAAGATCATCTCGCACCCAAGTATAAATAATAAAGACGAAAGGCAGAAACCATGGCGGTTAGCAAATACATACAACAAGTACAGAAAGCTGCAAAAGGTCGTCCAAAATCGACAGAGTGGTACAGAGATAAAATAAGAGAACTAGGTACACCTACATCATTGGACTTAATTCGTGATGGTAAGAGATCACAAAATCCTTTTTTTGGTCGTCTGAATATGTTTATATACGATCCTAAGTTAAAACAAAAACTACCATATTATGACACCTTCCCTCTGGTTCTACCTTTGGAAAGATACTCTGACGGATTCTTAGGTTTAAATTTACATTATTTACCTATTAATCTTAGAGTCAGATTATTAGATAGATTAGTTGACTTGACAAATAATAATAAGTTTGATAGCACCACTCGTGTTAATGCTGATTATGCTGGTTTAAAAAATTTAAGATTGATAAGACCTACAATAAAAAGATATTTGAATGGTCGTGTCAAATCACAATTTAGAAGAATAGACGCAGATGAGTTTACAATTGCAACACTTTTACCTGTCGCAAGATTTAAGAAAGCAAGTGTTGGAACTGTCTGGTCAGATTCTAGAAAGATGATATAAAGGAAGTTTATGGCAAAAAGTAGTTTACTTGACGGATTTGCGTATGGTGTTCTAAATGAGTTATTAGGATTCTTTAGAACTGATGATGGTTATGCATCACCAAGTAGATATGAAGTAATTATTACACCACCTGCTGGTATTCAAGGTATTGGAACTGAGTCACCATTTGGTAGTAATAAAGATGTAATTAGAAGAACATCATTAGAAGTTACATCTGTTTCATTTCCTGGCATGAATATTGAGACGCAAGAAGACACAAACATATATGGTCCAACTCGTAAAATAGCAACTGGTCAAACTTTTGCTGATATAACAACAGCAATAAGATTATCAAATGACCACAAAGAAAGAAATTTTATTGATAGTTGGCAGAGATTGATTGCAAATAGAAATGATTTCTCTGTAAACTATTATAATGATTACATTGGTTCTCTTCAAATCTTTCAGTTAGATAGACAAGATAGAAGAAGACATGGTGTAGAACTTGTAGAATGTTTTCCAATAAACACAGGTGACATTGCTTTAGATTACGCAACACAAAACTCATTAGAGTTTGTTAACGTATCTTGGGCATATAGATATTGGAAGAATCTGACAGATGAGGCAGATTTACCTAGATCATTGCTTGAAAGAATAGGTGATGTATTTGTAAATACAGTAGAGAGAAAGTTAAGGTCTAAATTACCTTCTGTATTGAGACGATTATAAGATAGGAGCGACATATGGCACTGCCAATATTAAACACTCCAAAGTATCCTTTGGAGCTACCCTCAACAGGCGAAACCATTGAGTTTCGACCTTTCCTTGTAAAAGAACAAAAAGTTCTTTTATTAGCACAACAAAGTAACAAGTCAAATATGATGACACAGGCAACACTTGATATTATCAAGAATTGCACATATGGTATAGTCACAGAAAAAAACCCTTTGTTTGATTTAGAATATGTTTTTTTAAATCTAAGAGCAAAGTCAGTTGGTGAGACAGTAGATATAGTAGTGACTTGCCCAGATGATAATAAAACTAAAGAAAAAGTAAAAATCAATTTAGAAGACATCAATGTTCAGATGCCAGAAAATCACACAAATGAGATAAATATAACAGATGATGTGAAAATCGTTATGAATTATCCTACAATTAAGGATGTTGATATGTCTGGCAAACAAAGCACTGATGAGGTTTTTAACACTATAAAAAAATGTGTCAAAGAGATACGCACAAAAGATAGTGTTATGAGAAAAGGTGATTACACTGAAAAAGAATTAGATGACTTTTTTGATTCATTTAATACTCAACAGTTTGAAAAGGTTATGGACTTTTTTAATACTATGCCTAAAGTAAGACATGAGATTGAAGTAAAAAACTCTAAGACTAAAAAGAAGAATAAGATTCTATTGGAGGGTTTAGATAGTTTTTTTTAATTTGTCTTTCTCATGATACTGTGGAAAACTACATGCAGACAAACTTTAGTTTGATGCAACACCACAAGTATAGTTTAAGTGAACTCGAAGATATGATGCCATGGGAAAGAGAAATCTATGTCGTAATGTTGGTAGAATATTTAAAAGAGGAAGAACGAAAAGCAAGAGAGGAACAACAAAGAAAGAGTAGATAATGTCTGAGATCGCACAACAAACAAGTTTATTAGCAGAGATAACAAAAGATAATAAATTACAAAATCAATTGTTGGAAAAAGTTGTTGGTATTCAAACCACTGAACAGCAAGATGACTCTATTGGAGAATTATCAGACACTATAAAAAAAGAGAGTAAAGATCAACAAAATCAACAACAAGAAAATAATAGACAAACTATTACTCAAAGATTTAAAGACAGACTCACTCAATCAAAACTTTTTCAAGGTTTACAAAAAACATTCTCAAGTATTGGATCAGGTATACAAAACACATTTTCTAAATTTATATCACCTCTAAAAACAGCATTAGAACCACTTAAATTAGGATTGGCTGCAGTACCACTTATTATATTTCTAACAGGTGCAATCGCATTTTTAAATAGTGAATTATGGACTAAAACAAAAGATATTTTAGCAGAAAAACTACCTATCGTGATTGAAAACGTGATGAACTTTGCAAAAGATGTGATAGCTGCATTTACGAATATAGGTGAAAGTTTTCAAACATTTTTAAATAATCCTAATTTAGAAAATTTAAATAATTTATTTAGTGACGGTGGCACAATAGCATTAGGATTGGCCGCATTAATCACTTTATTTGCACCATTTAAAGTATTAAGATTTGGATTAGGACTACCATTTTTGTTAGGTAAAAAATTTGTAGGATTATTTAAAAAAGGTGGATTTCTATCAGAGACATTTAAAAAACTAACAAAATCAACTAAGGGTGCAGATGCAGCCAACTTAACCAAAAAAGGTGGTGTCATATCTAAGTTTACAGGTTTATTTGCTAAAGGTGGATTTCTGGCAACTCAGTTTGCATCATTAACAACCAGTATAAAAAGTATTGGTAGTAAAATAAAATCTTTCATAGGTATACCCACAGGTGCAGAGGCAAGTAAGATTGCAGCTGGAGTCAAAACTGCCACTCCTAAAGTTGGGTTTTTATCAAAAGCATTTGCCTCTGCAAGAATTGTTTCAAAAACTGCAGGTCCTATTGCACTTATTACAACTGCCGCTTTCTCTATATTTGATACGGTTGCAGCTGGATTAGAAGAGGCAAAAGATGAGACAACACAAGCATTAAGTCCAATGAAAAAAGCGATTGAAATATTTAAAGCAAGTCTTGCTGGATTAATTAACAGTTTAACATTTGGATTACTTGATATTGATAAAGAAGATTTTACACTAGATAAAAGTAAACTACCAACATTTTTAGGTGGTGATGCAGATATCTTTAGTTTCAATCCAACTGCAGGCATGAGTCGGTCTAGGATAGAGAATTTACTCTCAGGCCCATTAGAGGATGATGATCTTAGTACATTAAAAAATTTAATAAAGAGAGATGATATACAATCTGAACAAAAGTTTGCAGTATTGAAAAGAGATTTAGAAAATGCGATTACTAATTTAGAACAAAGACAAAAACTATTAGAAGATTTAGATTCAGCAATGTCTGTGGGAACATCAATCGTAACGAATGCACCGACAACAACAATCAGTGATAGCACAACAACTGTAAGACCTATATCAGGTATGGACTTCTTAACTTCAATGGCAGTCGCCGCCAGAAACTAGCAATAAAAAAGGGCGCCGAAGCGCCCTCTAAGGATAGACTAAGTTAAAGATTATGCGTAAACGCCATCAATTGCAGCCATTCCAGCGGCAATGATTTCTTTTGAAGGTTTACCAATTCTGTAAGAAGTTCCGTTCTTTACAGATTTGTTTGCGTACACACAGTGTCCGTCTTCTCTTAGTTTTTCAACTACAGCTCTTGGACGCTGAAGATTGAAAGTAGTTCTTGCTTGAGCCCAAGTAATGGTCTCGCCTCTTAATAATGCATTAAGAAACTTTGTAGAATTAGCAAGTTTTTTTCTTCCCATAATATTACTCCTTTTAGTAAATAATGTATTCAAGAAATTAAACATAATATATTTCCTTATTTTGTTATTGATATTAATATAACACAATACAAGGGGTATTGTCAACACCCTTTTTACAGGGTGCGACAATATTGACCACCCTATGAATTTGCCAACTTTTCAAAATATGACAGTGTATCATCCTCTTCAATACTATCAGGTGTAGATGAAACATCCGTTGCCTGTGTTGTAGGGGCTGATGATGCAGTAGGTTTAGACTCTGCAATCTCGTCTGCCACATTTCCGATTGACACTGTACCAGATAGTACAACATCTAATCTAGTTTTCAATTCGTCATATGATTTGAAGTTTGATTGATTTGTGAACTCAGAAAGAGCATATGCTTTTGAACACACCTCGTCAATTTTTGTTTCATCATCAAATAACTTTGAAGGTGCTTCGAACTCTGACTTATCATAGTTCCAATAACCATCTACTTTACGAATCTTTAATTTAAAGTTCGCACCTGAGAATGGTTCAAATGGATTGATAGGTGATTCGTCTTCAAACTCTGGTTGCATTGCAGCCTTAAGTTTGTCAAATATTTTCTTACCATATTTAAATAAGAAAACTTTACCTTCATTTTCTGGGTGTTTTGGATCACTCACAACATAAATGTTTGAATAGTATGATAACTTTCTTTTTTGTTTACGAGCAATCTCCTTATCAGATTCAACACCTGTATTCCAAAGTTTTGAATTATATTCTGATACGGGGTCCTTACCTCCAATAGAGGTAAGTGAGTTCTCAATGTACCACTGACCTGTTGGCCCTTGAAACGCATGAGAATATACCTTCGCCCAAGGCAAGTCCTCACCATGCACTGCAGGTAAGAATCTTAGAACAGCGTATCCGTTGCCAGACTTATCTAGTTCTGGTTTCCATAACCTTTCATCAGTGTATGATTTTTTTTCTTGAGGTTGGTTTTCATCTTTGACAGCACCGAGTAGTTTGTCAAGAGAATTATTTTTCCTTATGTTTTCTAATGTCATCGTATGTCTCCTATGTCTTCGTATGTTAATAATTGTACGTTTTTTAAGTTAACGATCTCAGTGTCTTTTACATACTTAAAATCATTACCTATCCATTTGAACATTGTATCACTAAACTCATTAAATGTCAAGTTCAATTGTGAACGCCAATTGACAGGGTTGAATCCTTTTGCCGTCTCTGGCAAATAGTTATTACTACCCTTGTATATGTTATTTATACTATCATTATAAGATGATAGATCAAAACCAAACATATAAACTTCGTCTGCACCATTTTGACAAGCAAGATGAACTGCTGTAGAACCTGCTGACCAATTGACTGGGTCTTCTATATTATTAATAATATCTTCCTCGTCATTATTGTAAATGATATGCAAACCTAAATCTTTTTTCATTTTTATTCTTAAATCATATTCATTAAGATGTGGAAACTGTTTTTTAACTTCGTTTACTTTACTTTCTACTACCACTGGGTGTGATCCATTTATTACACATGATCCATAATTAAATCCATATGTGTGAACTTCACTATCCTCAAAATCTCTTGTAAACGATTCTATCATTATTGGATCACTGGGTATAGGATTCCAATCAGAGAACCAACATTTATGTTCTTTGACATAATCACTATCATATACTTCGCCCTGCATTCCAAAGTCCATAACAACAAGATTATCAACTGGCGTATCTCTATAGATTGCATTACAACCCCAAGATATACCACCATAATTACTTACTTTAAAACCTTTTCGACTTTCGCCATTACCATATACAAAATGTCTATTGCCACTCATTATTAATCACTCCTTGTAACTGTTTCTCTGAATACATGATGTGTTCTTCAGGCGTAGGATGTTGATCCTCTCTAGTTTTTTTATCAGGCCACACGTTATTAAATATTACCTTTTTCATTGAGGGTTTTATCTCTTGTAGTATGTCAACATATTTCATTGATAATTGCATAATTTCTTTTTCGTGATATGGTGGATACAAATCAACCATTGATGTCATAACAAAAGGTATATTATGATATTTCAACATGTAATAAGTATTATGTATTAACATGAAATCTCTTTTTACAAAGTGTTCTAGTGTTGTGTATTTTTCAACCCAGTCATCATCGTAGTAAGATTGTTTAAATATATTTCCCACAACTCTCCAATAATTATATCTTCCGTTATGATCTACTTCACTTAAATATCTGTCTTCTCTCTGACAACTACTCCATTGAATTACAATCCTATCATTTGGTGTGATATCATAATCAATAAATGCCTCTGTTATTGTTGTTGCGATAAATTGATTACCTGCACCAGTTCGGGCAAGATTAATATGTTCCTTGTACTTAGAACCACAATAATCTGCCCAAGTATTCCAATGGTACTTTGTGAAAGAGCAACCTATTGTAAAAAGTCTATGATCGTGCTTCACTTCTTTTCACAAATGGTTTCTTGAATGGTCTGTTCGTAAGTTTTGCAAACTTATGACCCATATCACTCAACTGGCGTTGCAACATTGCACAATCAAATTCTAGTTCTCTGATTGTTTCTTGTTGTTTGATGATAGTTTGTTTTGCAACTTCTATCTCATTTACACCAATACTTTCAAATGCTTGTTTTAAATCAGACATGATTTACCTCATTAAGTTAATTAGATCTACTTTACACTTATTTTTATTAATTGTCAAGAACTTTTTATACTTATTCATAAGTTTTTTTGTATCTTTCCATATGACATCATTATCATCCCAATTTTTTTGAAAGTGTGTCAGTTCATCTAATATAATCATTGTTTCCATAGAAACTCTTTTACCAAGATACTCTCTTAATAGTAAGGGATGAGTATTATCCCATTCAAATAATTCTTCAAATCTTTCCGTATATGGTCTTATCTCATTAATAAAAGTATATGATAATGATTGTGTTCTTCTTTTCCAATCTTTGTACACTTCATCATCAAACTTTCCAACCCAACCACCTTTACAAGCCACATAATTAGATACTAAGTATGACTCTATATCTTCTTTTGTTTTGTATTTTCTAGACAATCGTGCAAAAAAGAATCTGTCTTTTCTTTTGTAAAAACTATCTCTTTTTGTTTTTGTCTTGCCTCCGAATTTGTGATAATCATATTTGTCTCTACTAAAATGAGCTTTTATCGCACAATACATCAAGAAGACATCTGCTGCGTCCATATCATCTCTTCTAATACTTTATTAAAATTTTTATGTTCCGTCCAATTAGTCTCTTTTCTAAATCTTGTGTCATCGCCTTCACGATATCTTACATCTTCATCTATCATTTTATAATCAAAACTAATTTTTGGTTCAGAATCATATGTCAATGTCCATATTTTAAATGCTAGTTGTTGCATGTTCATCTTATGACTACCACAAACATTGTAGATACCAAAAAGTTGATGTGAAATTGATCTGTGAACTGCCGATGCAAAATCATAAACAGATGTAAAATGTCTTACTTGTGATCCGTCACCATATAATGTTATTGGGTTTACACCATTTGACTCAACTACTTTTTTTACTAAATCTGGCACAACATGATTAGGATTATTAGTTTTTATCTCTTCTTTACCTACACAATTAAATGGTCTTAAAATTAAAACACGATCTGCAAAATCTGATTTCATAAGATCTAACTCTGTATCATATTTTTCTCTTGCATAACCTGATGTTGGTAAATAAACCATAGAAAATTCTCTTGACGGAAACTCAACTTCATTTTCATATACTTGTGATGAACTCATCCATATAACTTGTCTAGGTTTATTTTGATCTATCCACTTTATCATACTGTTAGATAAACTTTTATTTCTTTTGTAAAAATCCTCATGGTCATCACACCAATGTTTTATACCACCAATGTCATATGCACAATGCACTAATACATCAACATCAAAAGGTTCTAATTCTTTTACATCAGCGTTTATGTAAGAGACTCTATCTTTATTATGATATGATCTATCAACGTCTCCATAACGACTTTTGTTATCGATGGCAATAATTTTTACATGTATGTCTGTATTTTGCAATACATAATCAATAATGTTTGATCCGAGCAAACCATCGGAACCTGTCACTAATATTTTCATACTGGTAGTTTGCCGACTCCGACATCATCATTAAGTAATCTAAGTTCTCTTGCGTTTGCCTCTATTTTGTCTTTTAAACCTTTTGTAATAAGTTTGCTTACACTTTCTACTTCTACTTCATTCTTGTCACAATAATACAAAACAGCATCTAAGTGTGTCAACTTTTTTTCTGATGCTAATCTTTCTATCTCTAGTGAAAAAATTTTTGGTGTCTTTTTAAATATATCCATTAATTAAGAAATCCACTTACCTGTAGTGTGTACTTATTTTTTAGTCCAAAGTTAGAACTTGTATGAAATATATCACTATCCCACAGAAAACCTTCTCCTTGTTTCCAATGCGAACTATTCTGCCACTCTTTATTTGTATCTCTGTATTGTATAATATGTCCTAACTCCCAATCGTGTAGATAAATGTTTGCTCTTACTTTAAGTCTTTTATCGTCTGGGTACTTTTTTGTTATTTGATAAAACATATCTCTGTGTAATAATATTGTTTGACCAGGCTCTTGTAATATAGAACTAACTGACACAACTTCCATACCTAATTTTTTACCTAGGTCATCGTAATCTATTTGATCTTTATCAAACCACAGTTGATGTAGAATAGTATTATTTTCATTGTAAGATTTTGGGTGATTAAAATTAGAATACTCATCATGTAAATCTTTTTGTTCTGTAGATTGATGAGCCAAACAACTACCACTATGTTGAGTATAATCAGCGTTTAAAAAATAATCATAGTCAATGTCTAGGTTAATTTTATTTAATAACATTATTTCCTTTTAGTCTTTGTCTTCTTTTTTGATTTCTTTTTTGTAGGTTTATTAGAACTCACAATACCAATAATCAAAATTAAAGATGCCAAAGATGTAAATATCATCCATGTACTTCCGTCCATAATATACTCCTTTCGAACAGTCGGTGTTTCTGTTGCCAGGTACACCGATCAAACCCCGACTACCTAGTTAGGCAGCCATTGCATACTCATATTGGTCTGCATTTAAAAATGAAATCTCAGTTAGGATACTTACTATAAGTCAACCCTATTTCACCCCCTCAGTCGAGGTTTATCTTGGTGGAGGTGGTGGGTACTGCCCCCACGTCCTCTATAGCGTTTTACAAAACGTCAACGATTCCAATAATATTTATATCATATTTGTAAAAGATTGTCAATGGGTAATCTCGTTTGACTTATTAAAGTCCTCAATACAAGTCACTAACATATCTAACCATTCTTCACTTTTCTGTTTTACAAACTCTTGAACAGTGCCATCTTCAGTTACAACTAAAATTACTATTTGTTTTATAGGTTTACCTGTTCTCTCTTCAAACATTTCTGCATAAGCACACGCTTGAATATAGTAATTTTCATTGTACTGATCATTTCTTTCTTTGGATGATGTTTTAAAATCTATAATAGATAGTTCACCATCATATTCTGCAATACAATCTACTCTACCTGCAATTTTTAGTTTATCTGAATATAAACCACATTCTTGAAAATAGATATTATTAATTTTTTCTTGAAGTGTTGGTTTTAATTGATTGAATAAACAAGCCGCAAAAAATGGTTCAGCATTAACTTCTTTATTATTTAAAAAATCTTCACACATATGGTGAACTTTTGTACCACGATTTGCAGCTGTCCTTGCAACGTAGTTAGCAACATCATCACCGACTCTTTTACGCCACTCAAACAATCCCTTTTTATTTCTATTAGATAAGACTGTGGTGATAGACGGATACTTATTTCCGTCTGGTGTTATGTAATATCTTTTTTTGTTGATATTCTCTGTTTTTAATTTTGGTAATTCACTCACCTGCACATGATTAAACATAATTTATTTACATTCACAATTTACACATTCACAAGATGTGCATGAACCCCCATTTGAACAGTGACACGCATGGTCACAATTTTGACATATCATTCTGCCATCTCCAATGCAAACTCTGTTGTTTCGTTTACTCTTCTAGTCCAACCCTTACCAAAAGTTTTGAATGTACTAAGTGATTCATAATAATCTTGTCTTTCATCTTGATACAATCTAATTGTTTCTGTAAGAGTATTGTTATTTATGAACTCATCTAATTTTGCAAGTGTATTAGGACCTATACCACCATCGGCAACTGTGCCTATCATTGCTTGTAAATACTTTGCAGCCCTACCTGTGCCTGCGTTAACACCAAAGTCAAATACCACTAGATCTAAACCATTTGGTAATTGGTCTCCTTTAACACGATCCCAATAATTTTTTTTATAGATTGGTGCAACATCCTCTTCTTTTAAATTTTGCATTGTATTTTCTGATACAGAATATCCAACCCATTCTTCGTAAACTCTTTTTGTTACACCCATATTTGTCATTCCACCAGGGTCTTTTGGATGATTTACATATCCACCCTCATGATGTAAAACTATCTCTAGACATTTATTAAAATTGCTCATTATCGACTCCAAATCCTAATTTTGTTTTTTCTATTAAATACTCTTTTACAAAACCACTTCTTACTATATCACCAATGTTAAATTCAGTAACATTGAAAGATGGCATATTATCTAATATTCTAACAAAATCTTGTAATCCATTTTTTTCTGCTGACTTTGTTAAATCTGTTTGAAAGAAATCACCGGCAAATGATATCTTTGAATTTTGTCCAACTCTTGTAATGATTGTATCTAATTCATGAAAGTTTAGATTCTGACACTCATCTACAATTATTATAGAGTTATCAAATGTCAAACCTCGTAAAAATGATGTTGACATAAAATGTAATGTTCCTTGTTGTTTTAGTCTATCAAATAACATTAAAAATGCTTGTTCATTTGGTTGTTGAAACATAAAACGAACCATATTCATATAATTAATTTGATATAATGCTGACTTATCTTCTTCATCACCAGGTAAGAAACCGATCTCTCTAGTAGGAATTAGAGACCTTACAATTATTACTCTATCATACTCTGTATTAGGATTTAATACATCTTGTAATGCTTTATATAAAAGTATAAATGTTTTACCTGTTCCGGCAGCACCAAAAACAAATTGATTTTTACCTTTATCCCAAGTATCAAAAACAACCTTTTGATTATCACCTATTGGTTTCAGTGATAACATATCTTTTAAATTTAAATCGTTATTCTTCTTCGCCATCTTTTATTCTACCTTCGCATCTATCAACAAGTTCTTTTGCAGGTGATTTATTAAGTCTCATCTCTCTCCAAAGTTTAGATACTTCATAACTCGCCTTCATAACTTTTTCCTCTTCAGCCCAATACTCGTCAAAAGACTTTTCTATTTTATTTTCTTCTACCATCCACCGTCATCATTCTTTATTTTTTCTTCAACGATGTTTACAGGTTCTGAAAAGTATTTGTTCAATACCTCTATTTGCTCATCGTATTTTCCGATTGAGTTTAATTCTTTTTCTATACTTTCAAGTATGTCTGTGTGTTCGCCAACACCGACAGCCTTATCTAAGTATATACTAACATTTAGTCTATGTTTTTCTATCTGACCTTCTGCATGTCTTTTCAGTGCGTCTATAATTTTTTGTTTCATGATATCTCCTACATTAATCCATGTTTTTTTAAAACTTGTTTAGTCTTAATTCTTTTATGATCTTTTGAACCATATCTTTCAGCAAGTGCAGAATCTGGGTGTGCATCTGCTATTCTTGTCAAATTATCTTTAAATCCATTATCAATCTTTGGCCCCACACCCATTAGATGATCACCCACTAAAGCAGCTGCCGTTGGCATCTGTTCATATTTAGGATTTTTTGAAAGCAAATCTTGTAACTCTGACCATGTACAAAATTCTTCAAACTGTTCATCGGTATCTTTGTTTCTAATTATATAAGTTGGCATTTAATTTTTTCCATTCAAAGTTTACTCTCTTACCATTATCATATGGTTTTAAATTTAGTTTTTTCCACTCTAGACTTTTATCTATTGGTGGTTCCTCTATTTGTTTATGTATAGTATATAGTGGTGCAAAAGATAATAGTATTTCACTTTTACACTGTCCTACGAAAGTCCAATCAGCACCTCCCCAATATATTCTTCCATTTGCATCTGAGAAGTATGACTCAGCATATCCATTTTTACTCCAAAAGTAAGCATAATTGACTAAGAAATCATTTGGTGATATCGGATTTGAATTTGGAACACGACAAAATCTATGCAATCTATCTTTTTTTGCTGTCTTTATATACTCTGGTAATTGTTTCATTAACATTGGTGACATGACTCTATCAAGATCTAAACACACATTCCACTCTGTATCTGTTTCTTGCATTAATAAATTTTTACATCCTTCATTGTTCCAACCAATATCATTTTCAACAACATAGTGATCCCATTCACCTGGCACTTCATTTTCTGGTAATGGTTTGTGTTGTGAACCGTCATCAACAATACGAAACTTGTAATCGTTATAATTAGAACAATTAAGATAATGATCTCTCACTAATTTAAATGTTTCTAAATTATTATAATATGAATAATTAACTGATATCAAAATCCTATCCTATATGTCTCAATCCATTTTTTTCTTAATGTATCAACATATTCTTCCTCTACGTCATCTAAACCTAACCAAAGTAATGTTTTATGTATCTCATCATAAAAATGTGTAAAACTTGTAATACTTTCCATATCAAAATCATGAGTATTATTCCTATCATCATCAACTTTATATTCAGGTCTTATTTTACTTGAATTAGTTCTTCCCTCTAAAATCCAATCACAGTTTTGATACATCAAATGTTTTGCATTTACATATTTGTAATATGCATTTTCCTTATTTTGATTTACCATAGGAAAATAATGTGTATCATTATGACATAATGTTCTAAAAACATTATTTGCTAATTCATCATCTTTTTCCATTTGACCATGATCATTATGAAACCCTGCTAATCGAAAACATCCAAATTCAAAATGTTTATCAACTTCTGGTTTGTTTTGTTCTATGCATTCTAAACTGTATCTAAAACTCCATAATTGATCATAATCATATTTCATTTTTAAACTTGCCAATACTGTGTCTTGATGTACAAATTTAGGGTGTAACGCTAACACAAGACTAATAAATTTACCACCACCTTCAAATGGATAGTTTAACACTACAAGTTTTTCTGTTTGTCTATTGATTGGTATCATACCAAGAAGGTGTCTCTCTATTTTTCCATGTAGCAAAATCTTTTTTATATTCTCTATAATAATTATGATATGCCTCTATAACATTTTCTGTTTTACAATCATCTGGCATACATTGTGGTAACTCAGTTTCATCACCGATAATAATATTATTGGGGGCCTTCTGTAACCAAAAAGAAGGTTTAGATGCACCATGAACTTTTCCATAACGATGTGTAAACTCTGCAAGAACTGACATATACAAAAAAAATAATTTATAATAATTACCTGAACACTCTCTTACCCAGATTCCGTCTGGGTGTTTAATGTGTGATGCCATATATAAATGTTTTTCTCTCTCATCATTCAATCTAAATCTTTTTGCCCTACGACCAGTTTTTGTTTCACCGACATATTCTTCACCGTCTAAAACTCTATGAGCAGTTGATAATAATTGAGCATACTCTATCGGCATTTTAACAATATGCTTGTCGCAATGCATTCTGGCACACTCTATAGGATTTTCATGTAACTCAAATATGTTCATTATCTCGCCACTCTTTTCTCATTGTAACATATTTTGGATCAGTTGTCAATCTATCTCTAAACTCCTTAAATATCCTTGCTGAGACCGCTTTTTTACTCGTTAGAGCGTCTTTTGCTTGTGGTTTGATAGTTCCGTCACGATTATATTTTCTACCACTCTTGTGGTTCGCATATCGTCTTGCACGGGTAAATCCCATTTCTAAAAACTTTCTACACATATCCATGCCAACAAAATCGTCTTGTTTTTTATATTGTTCGTACATCGAATATATTTTTTTCGCACTCATCTCTGCGATTCTCGGTGTTCTAAATTTCCAATGTTGACATATATCATTTGTATAAGGTCGAACTAATAATACACCTTGTTCGCCTCTACCTATTCTATATCTCTTATCGTTTGGTTTAAATAATATATTTTTATAATCTAGATTGTAATCAAACTCTATCATACACTCTTCTACCATCCCATATCATACTAAAACACAATCTATTCGTATCTCTACCTCTATTGTATTCATTAAACTTATCATTATGATCTATACCAAATATAACACAACTACTTGGTTCTACATTTAATTCTTTACATATTTCAATTTGTTTATCTTTGTATTTAAGTGGTATATAATCAGCATCAAACTTTTGCATCATCTGAGTTCCGATGTGACAATTTATTAATGGTATATAATTATACTCATCCTCGTTTATTACATAAAGTTGGTCTTCCCATTTTTGAATATATCTTTGTAATCTTATACCAATACGATGTTTCTCTATTGGAAAAGGTTTACTTAAACTTGTTACAATATATTTTATACATCTATGTGACACATCTATTTTTAAATTATTTGCAATATTAATGTAAGCCATATCTAACATGACAGGTATATCTAACTCATCACACTTTTTTAATATATTATCTAAATTAGGATATACATTACCTGTATCACTAAATGGTGTACTGATTACTAAAAAATCACCTTCTTTTAATTCATCATCCTCTAACCATGTAAATTTATCTTTCCAATATAATCTACTCATCATTTGATGAAAGAAATAATCACCACGAGCAATTCGTAATCTTTTTTTGTGTTGATATCTAATATAAAAATGACTGAAACTTTCTGTTGTACCTTGTGTGTAACATGCTTCTGTAAACTCTTGTATACCATTTAGATCATGTGGTTTACTAAACCAATTTTTATAAGTATCAAAAAAATTATGTTTTATTTGATTATCATTATAATTTACACTTAACCAATTATTGATTGAGTCATCTCTACACTGTAAAGTTTTTGGATCGTAAATACAATGAGCATTACCAAAAGGTTTATCTACCTTATGATTATTTGGTATGCCTGTAATATTATTTGCCGATGTCTTTGATGTCATTTTCGTGTATTACCTGATATGCACCTTTGTTGTATGCAGGTGCTACTGTGAAACTGTGTTTCACTGATTTTCTTTTTGGTGATCCATTCCCCATGTGTGTTAATGGTTTTGGATTTGAAACTTTTTGTATATTTCTCGTAGAATTAAATAAAGTATTTAAATCATTGAACGCAGTAAAGTCAGATCTAGGTGTTTTTTTATATCCGATAGATTCTAAATACTTTTGATAATCGTCTCTTGCTTTCTGTAAAGAAGGTGTCAAAGGTAGTTTGTTATATTTTCTTCTTTGATATACTGAATACTGTTTAATCATTTAATTATAATAACATATTTTTGACAGATTTGCAATCATTTTTCCCACCTGTAAAATATATGCCTTCCTACTTTCATTGTTTTTGTTTTAGATTCTGCCCAAGATGGTTGTACATAATCTGCGTGATAATGTGTCGCACCCATAGTATTAACTAAACTTCCATATTTAAGAGTGGTCTCTGCGATTGATTCTGCGATACGCCATGCCTGTGGATTATATGGGGTATCATCTTTTCCGTCACAATACCAAGAAAATTGACATCTATTTTTTATTGGATAGTAAACTGCATCATTTGGATCTGGTGTTTCTCTAGTTTTCCAAGACTCTCTAGTTGGGCCTTGTTTCACAACACCACATACAGTATTAGGATATCTGTGGTCTTCTACTCGATTCATAACCACATCTGCAACGGCATACATACCGTCTATGTCTTGATTTTTTGCTTCGTGATATACGTTAAGTGCTAGACACACAACGGCAACATTTATTGCTTCCCACATATTTTTTCCACTCCCTCAATAATATTTCTTGTAATCGATATGCTTGTCTTTCCCACGGTTGTCTTCGATACTCATAATTAGAATAATTGTATCCTCGCCAATAAACTGTGGAACCTTGGTTATTTAAATCTTTCATCTTACCTGTTGCATACTGCATAACATGTACCATCTCATGTAGTATCGTTGTAATAAAATCATCATCTTTTAGTTTCTTATAAACGATAATATCAAACTCGTTTCTCTCACCACCTCTAGAACACTCGCCGTCAATAGGTATATCTGTAGTCAATTCTACATTAACATGAATAGTTCTGTGTCTTGGTGTCAATCTATTATAACACCAATTAACTAAATTCTCAACAAGTCGTCTTTGTTTTTTAGTGCCACCCTCTACATCTACAGTATTCATCTTACCTCTCCTATTTTCGTAGGGGGTTAAACAAGAACTGTTAACCCCCTTTGGGTCACATTCACATTGTCTCATCATATATTTATAGTGACCACGACACTTGCTATTGTGATGATGAGGTTGAGAGGTCGCAAGTGTCAAACTTTTCATTAGGAAAATAACTCTTTAATGAAATATAATGTAAAACCTATCATTCCGATATGTACAAATACTGTTATAGTTTCGTTAATCATAGTCACCTCCTAACTTAAATATAAAGGACCAGTCCATTGAATAGGATAGTTACCTGTAAGAACATTACCTCTTGCTCTGTTCTTGGCAGGTGCTTTCCATGATGCAGGTTTAAGAATATCACCTTTCTTAAACTGAGGTTGACCACCTGGTGTGAACATATCCTCTTTTACAATGAAACCGAAAACTGATCTTTGATTAGATCTACCTGTAGTAATTTTGAAAAATTTAGAACCACCAACTTCTAATTGAATATTATCTTCATATTCTTTTATCATATTTTCATTGTTGATAAATTCCTTGTAATCTTGGATTGCAGCTTCTTTTAGAAACTCAAATCCTTCTTCGATTGTGTTTGCTGATTTATTTACTGTTTGCATAATAAGTACCTCTCATTTCTTATTATATGATACCACGAAACGGGGTATATGTCAAGGGTTATTTTTAATAATTCTTTCCTAAAATCCACCCTACTAGACTCTTTCGAATGCCCGATTTTACTGGGTTTACACGATGCCAAAAGTCTGATTTAAAGAATATTGCCTCATTTTTACCTAGACAAAATGTCACATGTCTTAATTCATCGTTTGGATGACCATATTCTAAATCAAAATCACCACCCTCAAAATCATCATTTAAAAGTAGTGAGAATGATATTTTTCTAATACGATTATCTGCATATGGTTTTGTGTGTTGATCAATGTGCCATCCATATTCCCCACCTTCACCATACTCTGTATATTGTAAAGGTTCAACTCCGTCTATCTCGAAGTTCCAACCTGCATCTTTGTTTACTATTTTTGCATACTGTAATACTTTATCTAAAGTTGGTCTATCGTTTATCCATTTAATATTAGATATTCTTGAAGTATGACCACTTTTATCTACAGTTTTTCCTTCTTCAAATTTACCACCACTGACATCTATCTTAAATGGAAAGTTTCTTCTTAGATACGGTTCACCAATTCTCATGGTTTGACAAAGTCATCATTCCAACCAAACGCTTCTTTTACAACTTCTTTAGATAATCCTTTATACACTTGATGTAATTTTTTATCTTTTGCGTTTACAATAAGTTTTGCTTCAGTCTCGTGTAGTCCTTCAAGTAATTGTACAAACATTAATTCTTTTTTGTACTTTGGTGTATCATTGTCAGCACCTTTGATGTAGTGATATAATTTTTTAGCCTCTGATGCTAATCTTGTATGTTCAGTTCCAGCAGGTGCATCATTAGGTTTGAATGGCACATCACCCTCAGGTAGTTCCCAAACAATCTTAGGATCAAATGATGATTTGATTACCATTCTTAATGATTGATTGTCAAATTTTTTTAGTATTTCTACTTTTGCCTCTTTTGTTTTTGCTTTATGCACTTTGTCTAATATTTCTGAAAACAATAATGAATTACTAGAATTCAAAACTGTGCCAGGTAATGGTTTGTTCATTAGAAATCTCCTATCGAATCAGTTAGTTCTTTTAGTTTATTTTCGATAAAGTATGTTAATAGTTTACTTCTATCGCCACATGGTGCTTCGTTAAACTCATTGATAATATCTGTTTGAATGTTGACTGGTATGCAGTCCAAGTCTATAAGATTTTTATTACGACTATAATTACGAACTACTTCATCAGTTGCCATTGTATTATCAAAGTTGCCGTCCTTCCATGCTTCTATTTTCTTTTTACTTAAAGGTTTTTGTCTTAGTCCTTCAGTAAAAACATTGTCATTTGACAGAACATTAGGTATACCGTCAGATGAGTCTCCTTTTAATATATGTACTTTTATATATTCGTGTGGATTTTCACCATTTAGTTTTTTCTTTAAAATAGGTGAAAATTGAGAGACATTTGGATATTTTTGTAACTGAATAAAATCCTTGTCACCAGATATTATCATAATCTTTTCTTCGGGGTATTCTTTGGCCACAGTTGCTATGATATCATCTGCCTCTGCACCATGAACTTCGACAACCTTGTATGGTAGATAATCTTTTATCTCTTTTTTGATTTGGTTCAAACAATCAAAGATTGACTCCCAATCTTTACTATCTTTGTCTCTCGCTCTTTTTCTATTTAATTTGTAGTAAGGGAAATAGTCTCTTCGCCAATAATGTTTACTATCATATGCTAATACAATCTCACCATACTCCTCGTTAAAGTCTTGACGATACATGCGAACAGAATTCAATATCATATGTCTAACCATACCTATATCAGGTTTCTTGGTTTTTTCCATATTCAAATGCATCATCAAACTCGCAAGTGAGATTTGATTCATATCTAATATAATCATTTATCCTCTAATAAGTTTTTCACCTTTTCTATATTTACACTATGATACGATATATCTAAGTTATTGTCAACTGATTTTTCGGTCATTACTTTTTCAACTAGATCATTTAATATATGTTTGTATCCCATATCCTTGTAACAGATCGCCCTAATACACTCATTCAAAAATGGTATGTACATTTTCATAGTATTAGATGTAACATCTATACCATTCTCTTGAAAGTTCGTAATCGCATTAACTACAATACTTTCTGCAAGTTCTTCTACGAACTCTATGTCTTCACGAACCCTACTGTTTTCCTCTGGTGACACTGTCACCACTCTTTTCCACGGTCCTTTTATTATGTTGTCTGTCATTAAATTTTTCCTTCAAATCAAAAAACCGTAATACGTCTTTGACTCTCATTGACATATTATCAGTTCTAGATTTGCGTTTTAGTTTTTCGTATTCTGCGTATTCATCAATACTCATGTTCCATTTGTGCAACTTTTTTTAACCACCTTTTTTTACCTGCCTTTTTAGCAAGTCTTTTTTTCTCTGATGGCTTCTGAAAAAACTGTCGTTCTTTTATTTCTTGTAGAATCCCAGCATTCTTAACCATCCTCTTTAACTTTCTCATGGCCTTATCTACATTGTTATCTCTAACAATTACATGTAGACCCTCAGTCCTTTCAAAGTTTGGTTTTCTTCTATATTGTTTCAAGTTTACTCCTTCATTTTATTTAGTTGATAAAACTGTAAATATTGCAGCCATCCATTCAAAGACTGTTCCATAATCTACCATAGTTAACAATGCACCGATTGCCATCCAAAAAAATATTTTTAACATTTGAACGGTAACATTTCCTCTGTAAATTTTGGTAAAAAATCGTATTTAAAAAACTGTCTGCCGTTATATGATTGACAGTAATCGTTTAAAAAATTTATATCAGAATATGGTGTTCCTTCATAACCATACTCATCATTGTAAGTATGATAATATTCAGAACCATGTATCATTTCTACACCAGACTCACCAGTAAAATTACATACCTCTTCTTTGTAATTTTTATCACAAAATATTTTAATCTTGTCATGTAATTTAGAAGACGACAATCTATCAAGTTGTGATAAAGGTGCGTTTCTAAAAATTGTATAATAATTTTTAAAATAAGGATTATACTTTTCAGAATCATCCTTATATTCTCGCCAATAAACTAAATGTAATGTTCCTTGTTTACTCATTAAGCAGTTCCAAATAACCTTTCATAATTACTCGTTGCAACACTTTGGGCAGACGGCATATGATGATACCCAATACTACATTTTAAGAAGTAGTCACTCAAGAACTCCTTCTTCAACACTAAGTGTTGTTCGAAGATCCTACCATTCCTTAATTTAACAATGTAAGATCCGTCCTCGTTTATTTTAGATATCTTACCTTGTTGTTCTGGGTGTCCAGCACCCCAAACAGCAGTGATTTGATCGCCTTTTTTGATTTCGATTGACATTTGATTACCTCTCTTTTTGTTCATCTATTATTATTGTGACAGGTTAGGGGTATGTTGTCAAGGGTTATATTAAATTATTTTGGCAAAAAAATGCCCGATAAATAAGGACTTTTTAGGTGCGACAATCTGTCAGCCCCCTTGTCCTCTATATTTTTTGTAATTTGCTCGTTTATTTTTGTTCATAGATGACATTTTTACTTTGCCTCTACCTATAGATGTTCTTTTGATTTTAGGTTCATACACACTTACTGTATTCATCTTCATTTTTCTTACCATAATTACTCCTTTGGTTTGTATATTGTTATCAACTCGTCTTTACCTTTTACTTTAATTTTATCAACTTTGACTGACTCAATATTAGTCAATTGATCTTTTGTGTAAGATGAGTATAATGTAGTCAAAACTTTTCCCTTTTTATCTTTGTAATTTCTTGTGGATGCCTCTAATCTTGCGGCCAAGTTTACTGCGTCACCGATTACTGAATAATCAAATCTAGTATCACTTCCCATGTTACCAACTATACATGTGCCAGTATTGACACCTGATCCAATATTAATCTCTGGTAAACCCTTATCTAAAAACTCTTGTTTTAATTTTTCTGTTTCTTTTGCACATTCAATACTTGTTTTGACTGCCATGTCAGCATGATTAGGACAATCTAATGGTGCATTCCAAAATGCCATAATACAATCACCCATGTATTTGTCAACTGTTCCACCATTATCCAAAACTATTTTTGTCATGCGATTTAAGTAATCATTGATAACTTCTACTAATCCCTCTGGGTCATTATTGTTTTTATAGTATTCTGATATCGGTGTAAACCCTACGATATCCATAAACAAGAATGACATCTCTTTTCTTTCGCCACCAAGTTTTAATTTACTAGGATCTTTTTGTAATATGGCAACTTGTCTAGGATCAAGATATGTTTCAAATTGTTTTCTAATTTGTTGTTTTAATCTAAATTCTAAAATAAAACGATTAAATATACTATGTAAACCAACAAATAATAATACAACTAAAATCCATGTGACATCAAATAAAATTAGTTTTTGTTGAAATAATAAGTTTGTATATACAAGAGAACCAAGACTTCCAAATACTAATGATAATCCTACAACAAAATATGGTGTAAATCTTGTCAGTATAATGATTGCAATACCAACTAAGAATGCAAGTGATAATTCAATAAGTGGCAATATGTCTGTTCTTTCAATATTGACACCATCTATAACTGTTTGTAAAGTAGATGCGATTGCAACATAATCATATTGACTTCCTATTGGTGTTGCTATTACATTACTCAATCCTTCAGCAGTTACAGCCACTATAACAGTTTTACCTGTAAATCTTAATTCTTCACTTCCTAAATCTGCGACTGAAATAGTTGGATATGCTGTATTCCATGATAACCAAATTCTAGCATTTGCATCTGTCTTTATTGTTGCAAACCCAGGCACTCGCATTGCAATGATTCCAGCATCACCAGATTTTACTTGATAACTAGGATCACCTGTAGCAGTTCTAATAACTTCTATTGCCATAGACGGATATACATCTTCACCTATTTTCATTAGTAGAGGCATTCTTCTAACAACACCATCTATTTCAGGTGATGTGTTTAAAACTCCAACACCTGCGGCACTATCGCCGATTTCTGATATTGGGCCAACCATTCCACGCCACTCAAATAACCAATCTAAAGGATTACCTATTTTTGCAACTCCTCTAGGATAACCATTGTTCGAAGTTTGATTTGAACCAACTTGTCCAACCACAACAAAATTATCTTTAAGCGTATCTGCAAATATTTCATCACCACCAAATCTATCCTCTTCAGAAAATAATATCGGTAATACTATAACACCTGCATCATTTATTCGTAGGTAATCTATAATATCAGCGTAAGTATCTCTTGACCATGGGTATTGCCCAAATTTTTCTATAGACTTTTCATCTATCGTAACTATAACAATGTCTTGAGATATTTGTTTATCTTGTGATTGTAACATTAGATCAAAGGATTTTAATCTAAGTATTTCTTTTACTTGTGGATCTTTAACTCCTACCCAAATTAAAAAAAATAAAGTGACAAAGGCAAAAGACCAATGAGTAAAAATTTTTTTCATATTATTGATTTACTGTTAATGTACAATAAGTGTGACCACACCAAAGATTGCCAGTATAAGTTTTATTATTGCCTGATTGATTTACAGTAATAGAACTACCATTACTTGTTCTTCCGTCAACATCAATATCAATTGTATTGTCGTTTCCTATCTGTGAAAAATTTATATCACCTGAATTCATATTTAACATATCGAAATCAATATCATTATCTTCACCATCTTGTGTCACATCAATAGAATAACTTGAACTACTTGTGACAGTCAAATCAAAATTATTTGCATAGACACTAAATGTTAAAAATAAAATACTACTGATTTTGAATAATATTAATTTCATTACTTCCCTCTCCTAATCTGTAATCTCTAATTTCGAATTCTTGTTGTTGTGCATTTATTATATATCCGTTCTCTTGATTTAACTTTAGTACAATATTATTACCTGCGGCATCTTCTCTTGTCCAAATCCAATTACCATCCTCTTCGATAAGTAATACTCCAAATTCATCTAAACCAAGTTTTCTTTTATCATCTATCTTATCAAATTCACTCCTCATTTGCAAGGCCAATTGTTTATTTAATTCTTCTAATATGTCAACTAAAAAGTTTTGTTCTAAGAAATCTATGTCTAATCGTGATGCATATTCATCTTCTTCATCTGATAAAAGGTCAATATCTAATTCATCAAACTTTAAAAAGTCTATGTCTAACGCATTTGCAATCACTTTTAGACTTCTTTCATATTCTATTTGATCCTCTAACTTAGGAGGTCGTCTTATAATTAATAAATTATTAATCAATGACTCGTCAAGTTCTACTATGACAGGGCTTACTGGTCTATTTTCTGGCACATCGACTTGTGTTGCTTGAAATGCCTGATTTAATATTACTTGACCTGCGTCACTTTCGACTGATATCTCTCCCACAAAACAATATCCATTCGTATCGCAACTAGGTAGTAATATAATAGTAGATGATCCAAGTTCATCAACTGTCATAGCAAAATCTGTTCCTCTCACTGAAACAGTTGCAGTTGGTGTTTTTATTTTTATATTTTGTGCTGAGTTCTTTGCGATTTGCCCACTTGCATATCTGACTGTTCCAAGTGCAGCTTTTAGTGATAATTTACCTGTGCCTGCATTTGGATCATATACAAATTCATCTATTATTAGTTTTGAATGAGATGTTACATCAACTCTTGTATCATCTAAAAATTCTATTGCAAGTTTACCTTTGCCTGTTTTTACTGTATCATATGAGAAAACATCTAGGTCTTTTTCTACTTCTACTTCAGTTTTATCTAATCTTTCAATGATTGAATTTCCTTCTTTCAATACAACATCGCCTATGGATGATCCATAAAGTGTTGTACTGAAAAAAAGGAATATTCCTACGATAAACTTAGTCGGTTTGTGAAATATCAATGTCTGCATTATCACCTGATGTTGTTAAAGAAATATAGTTATCATTGACACCTGACTGTGTTATATCTACGTCTGCGATACTACCTGTGTGAGTATGAATCAACGTATGTCCGTTGACATCACCGTCTCCGTCTATATCAATAAGATAATTATTTGTATCGCCATTTACAGTCAATGTTAATATCGCACTTGTTCCGTCAATTGTGGCTGCTACCACGTTGCTATCAGAACCAGATTGACCTGTGATATTTACAGTTGAGTTTGATGCATCACTTGTCTCACCAATATCTAAATCGATGTCATTAGAATTACCTGTCCAAGTAATGTTTGCAGTTACCGTTCCACAAGAACTATTGTTGCCTGTACTGTCACAATTTAAATCTACATCATTTGAGTTACCTGTTAGATTAATCGTACCAGTATAAGTCGCACCGTTGATCTGATATGTGATCACGTTTGAGTTACCTACTTGATCAATATCAAGTGTAGTAGATGCACCTGTAGATGAAGATGCAGTTGTTGAATTACCAACAGTGTTGTTCGATCCGTCTTGTGTTATATCTAAGTCTAAACTTGCACCAGACTGTGTTACATATATGTCATTAGCATATAAAGGCACAAAACTTAACATAACAAACATAATATAACCTGTTATTTTTAACATAGCTTCGCCCCTCTCTGATATTATTATTTATGTAAAGGATGATCCTCAAAATCATTTATTTCTATGATTTCTTCGGGTATCACCATTTCCTCTTCTAGAATCTTAGGAATGGGTAAATCTTCGATTGGTATCGGTGGTAATTCCTCTACTTTTTGATTGTTTGGCACTTCTTTGTATTTCCAATATTCTTTTCTCTCACCGTCTTTTATCATTTGTAAAACGGCATATTCAATCGCAGTTCGGATTGCATAGTTTACGGGTTCGTTAACTGCCACACCTGTTTCTATTTCTAATGCTTTTGTACCCATATCTAAAAAAGTAAACACATCTCCACCTCCACTATAACTTGCAATAGTCTTAGTAACATTAGTTGTAATTAAAATCTCACCTGTTTGCACTGAAATTAATCTCATTGAAATGGTAACTTGATCAACTCTATATTGTTCATTCATACCAATCCCAAAATATCTTGCACCTGCACCACCTGATGCAGTGTTACTATCATATCCTACTATACCACCTTCAATAATTAAACCTGCAAACACAAGTGGTTTTAAAACATTATCAATTTCAGATTCACCATCATATAACTCTCTAGTTGATCTAATAAGTTGTCTTTCCTTTACTAGATTATCTAAACTATTTCTCTCAACCACAGTAAACCAATCACCTTTTGATACTGATTTTAGTGCGTTAATTACAAATGCATCTGAACCTTGAGTCACTGCTGTTGATAATTGTGAAAATTTAGAACTTGGTTTTCTTTGACCTGTTTGATCTGTAAACTTATATACTGCGATTGTAATTTTATCTTGATCTAAGTCTGGTAATTGTTCAAGTAATTCTAATGTAGGTGTGCCTTCGATATAAGGCATATCGCCCTTGTATGTGTCAAAATCTTGATACTTTGCAGCACAACTGAATAAAGCCGTTCCCAACAATGCTACTAAAATTATCTTTAACACTAATCTCTCCTTGCGTCTTCTTTGCCATCTGCCCTACTTATTCTTTCTTCATCTTGTCTTAAATTCAATGCATCAGATATTTGAATATCTAATTTTATCATATCATTATTCATATTTTTTATTCTGTTATCTAATGACATAATAATTCCATGCATTCCTCTAACTTGACCTATAACAGATTCAAGTATATACTTTAATATTAGGAATATAAAGAACCCCATAGCAAGTGTTGCCGCCACAGGTAGTCCAAACTCCTTTAAAATTGTAAAAAATAAGTCCATTAAAAGACAAAATCCCCCACAGGCACAGTAATTGTAGTGACTGTACCGTCATCAGCGGTGACAGTAAGTGTAATTATGTCTGTAGAAGTGTCTTTTACCCAGTAAATTGTTGCACCTTCTATCTCAGCAGTGCCACTTGTAGGACATGTTGTTGTAGTTGTGTCACAACTTGTACCAAACATATTATCAACTAATTGTTTAGACAAGTTTGCGTATATCCTTGATTCAACATTTGAAATAAATTTATTAACAGTTTTATTCTTTTCTATCCTCTCAGCAGCTGCTATTGCAGATTTTTCATCATCAATCTTCTTTTGTTTTCTTTGTTGTTGTAACTGATCTACAGATAATACATGTTGTGAGTATCCATTACCACTAAATGCAGGGTTACCAAATTCTTGAACTAATTGTTCAGCAAATACTGAACTAGATAGAAATAAAAGTGTTAATATTATTCTCATTTAAATACGTCTCTGTCTGGTCTATAGTAAGTGTTAGGATCAAGTTCATCTTGTAATAACAAGTCTGTTCCCCAACTAATAACACAATACACTAGATACTTAGGATGATACTCTAATAATGTGTATGTTCTTGTAAACTCATTTATATATTTGGCAGATACTAACATCTCTGGGTGTTCTCTGTAAGTGTTGTCTGGTCCTTTTACTTTAGTAAACTGAACAGCAGTCCACACTAACCTTTCACCTTTTGCCTCGATTGCAGAAAATGTCTCTTCATAACTTGCACACATGATTGGTTTTTCATTCCACGCAGCACCCCATGCTGATGTGCTGAATAATAATAGTAATATAAAAATTAATTTGTTCATGTAATTATTTATCCTTCTTTTGTTTTTCTATCTCTCGAAGTGTTAATACTGTATTAAGTTTTGACCTTAATCTAATCAGATCATTATCTAACATTCTTATTCGATCAATCAGACCTATCAATACAGAATTCATTTCTGATAGTTTTACTTTTACTTGAGTTGTTATGTAGTTGTATATGAAAAAAATAAACCAACCCATTGCAATTGCAGCCATAGTTGCAAAACCATATTGATTTAAAAGTTCTACTAAGTCCATATTATTATTTATTTAATTTCCTAACATGTGTCCAAATTGCTTTGTCATAACAATCATAATAACTTTTACCTGTATATTCTTCAAACGCATGTATATATCTTTGAGGATCATCAGGTGACTCTTTCATACACCACTCAGCAGGTTGTAACTTTATATCAGCATGTTTCATCATGTCATAAACAAAATGTTGTTCACCTAGTCTTGGTTCTTCAACTAAACCCTTTTCATAATAATGTTTTCTAAAATATGCATGATGTTTTCTATAAATTGAAGCAACATGTGGAAAGTCATGTGATTTAAATTTGTAAAAGTTTCCACTTATAGGATACTCTTCCACTTGATCTAATGCCCACCATCTTGGTATTGAAACAAACTGGCCACTTTCAACTGGGTAAGTAATAACTTCACTTGGATTGTTCATCCAAAACATGTCAATATCCATGATGATTGTTTCATCATCTTTTTTTGCTTGTATAAAATTAGGATCAAAAAAGTATGTCTTTGCCCAGTGTTCGTGTATGTCTATATCAGATTGTTTGTAAACATAGTTTTTAATAAACGGTTCATATATTGGTTTATCAGTTAGTAAATGAAAAGTACACTCTTTCATTGGTCTGAAAAATGCATAATATTTTTTTATTGGTTCGTATAAATCTATGAATAATTTTCGTGTATTGAAACCCTTGAAAGAGTCTCCATACTTAACCATACAAAAGTGTATCAACTTTAAATACCTCTGCGTGTTTTACATGAACAAATGATCCTCGATATCTAGACATACTATCGATTCCTATGTAATATTCATCTGGCACATTATCATATAGTGACATTGCGTCTAGTTTCTTATATTTGTACTTTGTAATATCCACAAATAAGTTTGCTTCAAAACTCTTATATTTTTGACAATATGGAAATGCATTCATATACCATACATCAAGTTGTTGTTTTCTTCTTAGTGAATTACCTAATTCATGACAAAATCTGTGATCTTGATGCCAATCTTCACTCCAATGTGTAATTAATAAATCATATGATTCTATATCAACTTTCTTTTCTATCTCTGCGATGACTTTACTTGTTGGTGATTCATCTCTATGATTTAAATATATTGGATTATATCCTAAAATTTTTGATGATGCTGGAACATATTTTTTATGTTTAACATTTGAACACAATATAATATTATCTACTACGTTACCTTCATCAACAAACTTTGCAACTGTTCCACCACATGATATCTCTAAATCATCTGGGTGTGCTGACAACACTAATACTTTATTCATTATCTAATATCCTTTTTACACTGTCACTCGAACTGAATCTATGAACTCTTTCGTTATAATATATTTCTATATTTCTTTGATTACAAATATCTTTACCTGTAAATTCTCTACCCATATATTCAATTCCAACTATACGAACATCTATATGCATACTTGACAATATATCTTCTAAGTCTTGTTCAGTAGAATATGGAATTATTTCATCTACATACTTAGAACCTCGTAATTGCAAGTATCTCTCAACAACTGTTTGAATTGGTTTGTTTTTATTTGGTCTATCAACTGTGGGATCTAGTTGCATACCAACAATTAGATAATCACATTGTGATCTTGCTTCTTCTAACATTAAAGTATGACCTGCATGTAACAAATCGAAACTACTACAAGTAAATCCTATTCTCATTTAGTTAACCACTTCTTCACACTGTCAATTGGATTTCGTAATCCTTCATAAGTATTATCTATGAACTTAATGTGTTTGTCAAGGGTTTTCGTTAGTATATCTAACTTTTTTTCTAATGCGTCTAGTCTTTTTTCTATTCTGTCTAATTGTTCACTGTTTTTCATCATGTAATCTCACAAAGTAATCTGCATCAACTATAACTAAAGGTTTATGATTATTTTTTTTAATTACGACTATTGGTTCATAATCTTTTGAGTTTTCGACTGACTGTTTATATGATTCCCAAACATTCACTTTTTCTTGATTTTTACATTCTATAGAGTATGGAAACTTTGTCCTTGCAGATCTTGACATAATTAAATCTTCGCCACCTGCTCCCATACTCCTTGACTCTATATCTTCAGTGTGTATGTTAAGTTTTTCAATCAGTAAATCACGAAACCATTGTTGTAATCTACGACCTTTTGCTTTGGCCGATTGTGTTTTCATTCATCATATTCCTCTTCATACGAAACATATTCGTCAGACTCTTGATGAGCACCGCAAAATGGGCAGTGCTCAATCACAAAATAATCTGTATCCATGTCATGTTTGATTTCGTATGATGCTTCACACTCCTCACATAACATTTTTTTTCTCATTAAAATAAGTTTCCTTGTGCCATTGCTTGTTCTTTTTTAGTGTCCTCTAAAACACATGTTCCTTCATCGTGATCACAATTCACATGTGCCTCTGGGTCTTCATAAGCAACTTGCCAATCACCTGTCAAACCTGCAACTTCATATTCAGTTACTCTGTTTTCAAAAAAGTTTGTATGATCGGCTGCGTTTAGAATCCACTCTAACCACGGTATTGGATTTTCTTTTACCTTAAAGTTTGTTTTCAAACCTAGTTGTAGTAGTCTTCTATCTGCTATGTATCTGATATATTGTTTAACATCTTCTTTTGTTAATCCTTCTGGTTCACCCATGCCGTATGCAAGATCAATAAACTTATCCTCAAGTTCTACAACTTTTTTAGACATTTCATAAATCTCTTTTTTCAATTGATTATCTACTATTGTTGCATTCTCAGCACAAAATGCTCTAAACAATTGTGCGATACCTTCAACGTGCATAGACTCATCTCTAACTGACCACTCGACAATCTTACCAGATCCTTTCATCTTTCCAAATCTTTGAAAGTTTAACAACATCACGAAAGACGCAAACAGTGATATACCCTCGTTAAATACTGATTTAGCAAGTGCAAGAGCCATACCTTTCTTTGTACTTACATTTGAATTCATCATGAAATCAACTTTATCTGCCATCTCTTGATACTCTAAAAATGCATGAAACTCTTCATCTGGTAATCCAAGTGTTTCATTTAAAAGTGCGTATGCTCTTTGATGTATTCCTTCTCTTGATGCAAAAGAACCTAACATGTTTCTTACTTCATTGTTTTTAAACTTAGGAAGAAACTGATCATAATAGTTTTGCCCAACAGCAACATCAGATTGTGTGAAAAGTCTAAGAACGTGAGTCACATATTCTTTTTCTAACTCAGTCATTTTACCACCTTTCCAATCTGTCACGTCTTCTGATAAATCTACTTCATCTTCGATCCAATGAACTTTCTCATGTTTCTGTACTAAGTCGACCGCCCAAGGGTAGTGAAATGGTTTGTATGTTTCATTAAACTTGTATAATCCACCACCTCTTTTTTTAAGAATCTTCTCTGAACTTTCAAGCAATTGAGTATATCCACCAATTCTTTCACCATTAACAAAAATTTGTGGAACTGATTTAATACTTCCACCTGTTTTACCTAACTTTTCTTCAACATTGTTTACTCTTTGAATAAACTCTAGTCTGTCCTCATCGTTTACTAATGAGTGTTCGGTATACTCAATACCATGTTCTTTAAACCAATTTTTGGCATTTAAACAATAACCACAAGTTGGTGTTGTATAGATTTGTACATCCATTTTTTCTCTCCTATGCTTGACATGCCAGACATTCTTCTTCGTCTTTTTTAATGTCTGAGTAATCTTTTAATTTATCTAATTTAATTTTTTCAGATATATTCTCTGCTCTTTTTGAAACTTCAGTTCTTAAATAGTATAATCCTTTACATTCAGTTTCCCATGCTCTCATATGCACTGATTGTACATATTTTTTTGAAGTACCTGCTGGAAAGAATAAGTTTAATGATTGTCCTTGATCTAAGTAAACTTGTCTTTGACCTCCAAGTTCCACAAGTCTCATTTGATCTAATTCAACAGCAGTTTTAAATACTTCTTTTTCCTCGTCATTTAAAAATTCAAGATGATCAACAGATCCATTATTCGTAACAATACCCGTCCAAACTTCAGGTGTATTCATCTTGTATTCTTCAAGTATTTTTTCAAGATACTTGTTTTTAATTAAATGTGAACCTGCTCTAGTTCTATGAGTGTATGCGTTTGCTTTATTCGGTTCAATTGACGGTGATGTTCCAACTATCATTGATGAATTAGCGTTAGGTGCTATCGCAAGACAATGAGCATTTCGTCTGCCAGTTCCCTTCATATCAGGTGCCTCACCTTTTTCTTTTCCAAGTATCAAAGTTTGTGCATCTGCTTCACTTCTCATCCATGAAAAAATCTCTTTATTGATACGACCAGATTGTTCAAAAGGTATCATATGTTTTTGTAAATAAGAATGATAACCCATTGCACCAAGTCCTAAACTTCTCTCTTGTGTTGCTGAATATCTTGCACGACTTATTTCGTCACCTGCATTGTCAACAAAAAACTGTAATACGTTATCTAAAAATGTAATCAAGTCTCTTACAATTGTTGTATCTTTGAAATCATCATACTTTTCTAAATTTAATGATGACAAACAACACACGGCAGTTCTCTCATCATTTGTTGGTAGATGTATTTCGTTACACAAATTAGAACCATGTATTTTTAAACCTTTATCTTTTAATGGTTTAGGTAAATACTTATTCGCAGTATCTATAAAATTAACATATGGTTCACCTGTTCTAAATCTAACTTCTAAGATTTGTTCCCAAAGTTTTCTTGCTTTCATTGTATCTCTAATTGTGCCATCATTAGGATCAACTAAGTTCCATTCTAAATCTTTTTTTACTGCATTCATAAATTCATCAGTCACATTTACTGCGTTATGTAAATTTAATGTTTTTCTTCCTATATCACCTGTCGGTATTCTTAGTGTTAAGAACTCCATAATATCTGGGTGTGACACATCTATGTAAGCTGCATAACTACCTTTTCTAGTTTTACCTTGTCTATAAGCAATCATATCAGCATCAACTGTGTGTAAAAAAGGTATTGGGCCTGGTGCGATATCTGATACTGAACGGACATTTGACCAATGACCTCCAACTCCACCTCCCTTTACTGACAACCATCTTAGTTCAGATGTATGATCAATTAATCCGTCAAGTGTATCTGGCACATAAGTTAAGAAACAAGATATAGGTAATGCTTTTGGTTTTTTGCCTGGCAGTGGTGCGTTTGATAATACAGGTGATGCAAACATAAACCAACCTTGACTGGCGTAGTCATAAATTCTTTGTGCAAGTTGTTTGTTACCATAAGAGTAAGCGTTTGATGCTCTTGCAAGTGCAAATTGTGGGGAAGGTTCTTCACTTAGACAATAATAATCTTTTAAAAGTTTTTGTGCTTGGTCTGTAAAGTTTTGATCTCGATCTGTATCAATTTTGATATTACAATACTGTTTCTTCATACGCCTCTCCTATAATTTTGCAACGCTTGTATATATGCATTTCCCTTTTTGAACTCATCATCACTCGCAGTTTTCAACAACTCAGTTTTTACTAACTGATTTGGTATGTAATCTATATCATCTTTGTTTGGAATATTCTTTATCGACAAAGATGCTGGACTATATACAGGTTCAAATGACACTGCAAAATCCTTGTAATATTCTTCAATTTTTTTTAAATCAAAAACATTTAGTACACTTACTGTACATGCAATGAATATGATATGATCTTTCATGATTTGTAAGTTTTGTTCAAACTGTTTTACGTCAATTGGATATCTAATAAATTCAAGTTGTTTTCCATAGTGATCACATGATACCATTAGTTTCAAACTTTTAAATTTTTTATCAATATTAAGCAATGACCAATCTTTATATTTTATTTGTGTCAAATTAGTTGACATCACTATATCAATTTGTTTTGCATCACTGTCATCCACTGAATCTAAAAACTGCCACATTCTATCAAGTAATACAGGTTCACCTCCAAAAATTTTTACTTCACCAACCTTATCAATATTATCTAAAATATTATTATTAAAAATTTCAACTTCTTTAGATGATACGTTGTGAACCCATTCTTTTTCAAATTCAGTCAATCCTAAATCATTCCACACATCAACTAAACCAGCAGACTTTAATTCTTGTCTTCTAGTCGATGAGTCGTATGGACGACACATGTAACATCCTAAATTACATCGACTTCCAAAATTTTTTAGTTTAGTGATAACATTTTTTACTTCACTTACATTTTTATATTTTTCATTATACATTAGTCTATGACTATACCCATTTACTTTTTCATCATTGTAACAACCCTCACAACCATCTATGTTTTTACCGTCAAACATATCATTTCTAATTTTTTCTAATTCATCAGATAAAAAATAATCAAATGGTAATGTATTATCAGTGGTCATATGACTAATAGATTTATTTACATCTGCATGACAACACAATCTATATCGATTAGCGCTATCAGAATATATTTCATTAAATGCTTTTACACAATAAGTCAAACTTTTTTCCACTCAATAAATTTTGTTCTAGCCAACAAACCACTAAATGTGTTTTGTGCTATGATGTCTTTTATGTCTCTTTCTGTTTTACCAGATAGAATCATATCATTTATATCCTTTTGTTTAATATCACTTGGCCATATAACGACTTGAAAGTTTTCATTAATATACTTCTCAATTTGTTTTACGACTTCAAAGTTTCTTGGTTCATTGTCAGGTACCAAAACAACATTATCTTTATATATCCTTAGGTCAGACTGAGCAGTCGCAATACTATTATCAATAAACAGGCTATCAATAGGGCCTTCAAATACACAAACTGTTCTATCCCAATCGACTCTATCAGTTCCATATATTTTTTCTTGATTCTCGTCAATCTTGATTGTGATGTATTTAGGATTTTCATTGCCAAATGCCCTCCCTTGAATTGCAATTAAATCATTATCTTCATTGAAAAATGGAATCACTAATCTAGGATGATCACCAACTAGACTAGGAAACTTATTGTCAATAATTGTATTTACAAACTTATAAAAGTGTGGAGCATAATACAATAGATAATGTTTATCTGAGGGTATTTTTCTATCTTCAATAAATTTTTTGACTGGGTGATCATGATCTAATTGTGAAACTTTTTTTAATCTGTTTAATTTAGAATTAGAACTTTTCAACATGTTCTTAACAGTTGGGGATAAGTCATCTGTATCAATGCGAATACCTCTCGCATTATCTTTTGGTATCTCTGCACGATATGACTCTGTCATAAACTCATTGTATAAAGTCTCGTTTACATGTTTGATTAGTTTAGGAACAGTTGTGCCAACACCACAATTGTGACACTTATAGATGAGAGAATTTTCTTTTTGAAATACATATCCTCTCGCTTTACTTTTACTTTTTTGAGAATCGCCACAATAAGGACAACGAAAGTTAAAGAGATTATTACTCTTTTTCTTAAACAGTTGTAATTGTGATGAAACCAAAAGTAGATACTTTTGTTCTAAATACATTACATCATAATATATCAGATACTATCTGATTGTCAATCTATTTCTTTACATCTCTTAATTTTTTTTAACTTTTTATCATAAGTTATAGTTGGGTTTAAGTGCGACTTCTTGTCAACGTAATCACTTGCAAGTTGTTTGGCTTCTTTCTCGTCTTTTGCATTTACGATAATGTGTCGCACACTAACCCTATGGGTTTCAACCTTATACTTGGTCATGTGTTTATCCTACTAAATTTTATTGAAGTTGTCAAGAGATAGTGATACCGATATTCATTAACTTGTGTATAACGAATCCGATAACTATAGAACCACCAATTAAAACCCACCTAAACTTGTCTAGGACGGCCACACGGCCCGATAATTCTGACTTTAGATTGTTTATTGCGTCTAATTGTTCTTTACTATTTTTAGTGATTCTGTCGTGAAGTTCTTTGATTTCTTTGTTGAATTCCATTCTTCTGGCTTCAACTAAATTTTCTGCATTGATGATTGCTTCTTCTTGGGAAGAGAGTTTTTCCTCATGAACTGCCAACATTCGGTTGATAGAATTGGAAACGTCAGATATTTTTGAAATAGCATTATCAAGACGCCCATGAATTAACTTCATCTCTTCGACATCTTTTTTTAATAATTCTACATCTAATTGTATGTCTGACAAAACTCTCTCCCTAGTATTATTTATTATTTCTTAGTATAGATTGAGTAAAGTACCCAAACTGCCACTAATCCAACTAAGCCTTGAGCAGAAAACCCTGCTATGATGCTTTGTACATTTCCAATCACATTAATATTTGGCCAGAACGGTATGCCCTGCCCATTGAATAGAACTTCAAGAACAATGCCAAGTGCTATCAAACTAACACCGACCTCTGCAAGAGCAGATGCCCAAGTTCTAAATTTATTTAAGATTTCCATAAAAATCTCCTTTCGTAATGTGTGTGATAATGTAGAGGACTCCCCCTCGATATATTATTGTTCTTCAACAGGTTCGTAATACTCTTTATACTTAACTAAGATTGTCTTTTGAGTCAATATGTATCTTTTTATATCCTCCATATTAACTGCTAATATTTCATAAGTATCAGTATCAAGTGCAAACAACGCCACTGACTTTCCGTCTTTTTCTAGGTTAGTAAAAACTTCTTCAACATTTTCTCTCGTAAGTACAATCCATTTAACAGGTTTTAAATCTAGAGGTTCTACTGCATCTAAATTTAATTTTGGTTTCTCGATTTCCTCTGTAATTACTTCTATTTGTTTCTCTGATCTAAATGTTGAACAACCAGAGAATATTAGTAGTACAACTACCAACATCATACATGTTACTACGACTCTAATCATCTTGTTGCCTCATTTAGTTCATCCATAATTTTATCAGATCCTTTATTGATTATTTTTTCAATCAACCCTGGTTTCTCCACTGCAAGAAAATTTAAATCATGTTTTGATAATTTATTTTGTAATATTTGTTTTGATTTGTTAATCTCTATTATGTCATCATTCAACTCTTTGTTGATAGAGATAATTTGTTCATAATCTTGTTTTTGATTTTCGATTACTGCTTTTTGTGTTTCAATCGCACCCTCTAATTTTACTTGATTTGCTTTTAGGATTGCATTATCTGATCTTAACTTAAGCACGTAAGCGCCAGCGCCAATTAAAGTGGCGCTGACGATACCAATTAATAATAATCTAATTCCTAACATAAATGATTAGTCTTTACGAATTATGGAGATGATACCCCATATGATAGCGACCCATGCCAATAATTTGACAAATGGTCCACCTAATACTATCAGTCCTCCAAGAACAACCAGACCTGCGCCTGATATAGAAGACATCTCTTTTGATCTTTCTTTTAACCAGTTCATATTAGAACCTCCTTTTTATATCTTAGCGTTGACTTTACGGTGTTTGTTCCACGCCATAAATCCACCTAGTCTTAGTGACCAGTATGCTAAGTAATTCATAAGATAGAAACCATTTACTTCGATATTAATATCTCTAAAGATTTGATCTGCTCTTTTTTGAGATATGATACCCATAGTATCTTTCTTATTATCTTCTAATAGAGTTTCATACTTATAAGCATAGTCGTGTATGAGTCCACCTATTAAAAGCACTCCAACAGGTGATAAGAACATGTGCAAAAATTTTGGAATACTTGCACCATCAAAAGTAAAACCTGCTGGTATGACATAATTTTTACCTTCTAGTGAGAAAGTAAAATCTTTTGTAATCTCCCAATGTCTTACACCGAGAAGCCACATTAATATCATTTTAAAGAAACCTTTTCCTTTTGTTTCAATTCTAATTGGTTTCATGTGTGGATAGTCATTATATGAAAAATTGACTCTGTTGTCAACCTTTTTATCGAAAAGATTAACAATAAAACCAATAATAATTAAACTTATTAAAACAGTCCACTGCCAAAATTTCATGGCAAGTGTTAGTAATATTTCCATTTTGAACTCCTAATTATTTCTTACTTTTACTTGTGCCAGTGTATAATCCAAACCAAGCAGCACCTGCACCAACAACAATACTGATTAGACCTGATTGTTCCATAGTTGGAGCCGCTAAATTCATATACCAAATAACACATTTATATAATAATATAATGTAAACAGTTAAAAATAATCTAGGAAAAATTCTCCAAGCATCAACTGCTTTTGCAAGATCAATAAGACCTTGATATTTATTTTTACTAGAGTCAACTGTGTTAGTGTCAATCTCTAATTCTAAATTTACTTTTTTTGTTTGTTCTGACATTATTTGTATTTATCGGATTTTCTCTTAGTTCCGTCACTTCTTGCAATCAGACCCTTTGCTTTTAAATGTGCTTTATCTGTAAAACCAGCCTTACCTGCTTTAAATCTTTTCATTGCATCAGCAGTATTAGGTGCTTGTTCTCTATTCATTTGTCTTGCAGTATCAAGTCTTGCACGATCTAATTCTCTGTCTCTTCTATCTTTATCTGTTTCTTTTTCTCGTTTGTGTTTAGCTCTAATTCTATCTAAGGCTGTGTGTGCATCTTCTGATTTTGCTCTTGCCATTTGTGCTGGAGTAGGAGCGCCCTTCTCACCTTTTTTTCTCATTCTTTCACCAGAACCTCTTTTGATTCTTTCTCTTTTTTTATGAATGTTTGCCCATAAACTTTCTATGAAATGTTTGTAAGTTTTCATCACCCTCCTTTCGCAATCATGATTGCAGCCATGTAATCATTTGCATCTTTTTTATTACTATAAACTTTTTTAAGTTCCTTCGCATGTTTACCACCAGGTGTCATCACTCTTTTTTTATTTTTAAATTTGTCTGCGTAAACTCCATATCGACCATCTGGCATTTTTCTTACATCTGCAGCTATATATTGTTCGCCACCTGCATTGCCTCCACCATTACCTGATGCGGCTCCGTTTCCGTTGCCTCCATTTCCAGCACCATTGCCATTGACATTGCCATTACCTGTTTGATTGTCAGTTTTTGGTGTATCTGTATCTGTATCTTGATCTGAAGATGTTGATCTTGGAACTCCTATATAATATGTTTTTCTAAAATTTATAGGAACACATTGATTTAAATTTGTATCATATCTATAACCAGGTGGACATGTGTCTTTCTTTTTTTCATCTAATTTAACTTTAAATTCTTCAAACGATAATTTAGGTCCTTTTGTTTTAAAATTCTTTTTTCTCATCACAGTCTTTGCAACTAAATCAAGTTCGTTACCATCAACTTTTAAAACAAACGGCATGTTGATATCAGTTTGCATATCATTCAAAACTGCCTCTGCATCTGGTCCTAAGTTTTTAATTTTCTTGCCGTGTTTTCTATATGATTGTTTGAATAGTCTTGTAAGTTCAGATGGTGTGATTTGTGTTTTATTTCTTGCATCATTTACTCGATCCATAAAATGTTTAGTAAATTCTACATCAATATTCAATGACGCAAAAAGACGATCTGCGTATCTTTCTATTTGATCTATGTCTGATTTGGAAACTTGTTTTTCTTTTTGAGCTCTAAGATTGAGATCTGCGACAGGTTGATATAAACTATAAGCATAATCTCTACCAGATGGTTCATATGCAAGACCATATTCTTTTAGAGACATCAATCCCATGTTTATCTCGCTAGTTTAAAAACGGCATTTGAGATTTGTAAAAAATTTTTCTTTGTGCCGTTTATCATATTTTCTATCTTTTTTTTATTCACTGAATTAACTTTATCATAAACTTGTGTGATTGTACTTGCAGTTGTTAAATCAACTTTCATTCTACCATCTTTAAATTTTAAAGGTTTTGCTGATTTCTTTTTGACAATATCTTTTAACATTTTAAGATTATTTTCTACAACAAACATCTCTCTATAAAATTCATCAGTTTGTGTAAGTATTTTCTCTTTAAGTTTACTTCTTCTTTCACGCATTTTTTGAAGTTTCTCTGCATGTTGTTTGTATGCTTTTGTTCTTGCATCTAAGAACATTTGATTCTTCTTGTCTTTTTTTCTTCTTACTACAACAACTGAACTGTCGTCACCTGTTCCAGCAACAGCAGGCCCAGTTGCATTTGTAGGTGCATCCTCTTCTACTGGTCTACCATTAAAGACATTTACTTCTTTAAATTTTTTAAGCATCTTCTAAGTCCTCTAAACTTACATAAATTTTCTCTTGTGATTTTTCATGTATCACAGAAAAAATTTCTACTCCTAAAACTGTATCGACTGGTGGTTCATCATCAAATGCAATTACGATGTCACCCTTCTTTGCAGTTAACTCTTCTTCTTCTTTATTTAGTATATCTTGTTTTAATCTATATCTACCTTTAGGAAGTTGTTCACCAAATCCAATAACTTCTTCTTGTATTTCATCATCAAACTCTACACCTTCCTCTTTTAAATACTTTAAAAACTCTTTTTCAAACATATCTGGGTCTTCTATAGACTCTTTGAATGTATCTTTCAATAGAAACAATGCGGCCGCATATGTTCCTACTTTTGTTCTAAGACCCGGCACTTTGGAAAATATTTTTTTGATATTGAATACTAATTTATGAAGTATGGTATATGCAGCCTTTTGTTCAGATGTGGTAAGTTCAACTGCTGGTTTTGTTGATTTAGGTTTTTTAATTCTGTTTCCGTCTTTATCGATTATGCCTAACTTAAACGCTTCAGACTTTTCAAACGGTGTGGTTAACAGTTTGATAAATCGATATGTAACAAATAAATCTATTGCTCTTCCCATTATAATTTCCTTAAAATATTAAAAACATTTTCATCAGATTGTACACCTTTTAATTCATGTTTCTCTAACATATTTAGATATATTAAAAATGATTTCATAATACTCCAATATTGTTTCTCTATTTTAAACAATAATAATGTAATGGCTGCATCTGATCCAAAAACATTATTTAAAACTATGAAGTGATTGATAAGCAGGCGTTCTCGAAGTTCACCCGTGTCTTGATATTTTTTAAAGAGTCGTTTAATATATTTAAATCTTTTTAAATCATCATGAAACTCAATTTCACCCTCACATTGAGGATTATTATAATTTTTTATTGCAAACATAATGACATTGTCGGAAGTAATCTTCTCATACATGTCATTATTTATTCGATTTTTGCAGTAATCTTATAACAGTTTGCCTCGGTCATTTCATAACCTATATTCAGTGATAATCCACCTTCGATTTTATCTGATATGCCGTCATCATTTAAAAACTCATCGAAAGGTGTATCTGTGTCTTTTCCAAATCTTCCACCAAATAATGTTAATGGAAGTGAGAAACTACCACTCTTACCTTCGAACATAGGCACAGCACCAAAACTTAATCCAACTCTCATAAGTTTTTGTCTAAGATTTGAAATCGCATCTTCAACTATCTTTGTTTCTTCATTAGTAATTTTACCAACAAATGCATTTAACTTTTGCAAGACAACTGGGTTTGATAACGCAGACAACATGTCATTTGAATCAAACTGATACCCCATTGCGTGAGGACCGACCATTTCTGTGACAAATTTTTTAAAGCTTTTCATTTTTTTCCCTTCATAGCACCTGGGGCTTTACGCCCCAAGTGTTAATTAGTATTAGTCGTCTGATACCTCAGCGACACCTGTGTCAGCGGCTGCAGCGTGGGATGCAAGAACAACCCATGCAGAACCTGTCCACATACATGTCAAAGTATCACCAGCAGTCACAAATTCTGCGTTTACAAATCCTAATGCACTCGCAGGTGTCATCTCAGTAGATCCACCATCTGTATCGTGTACGATGATTTTGATTTGACCTACAACTGTTCCATTAGCAAGTGTAGTTGCGTTTGATCCAGCAGTTTGTAGTAATGTCAAAGCAGTTGATACTGAGATTGCAGTTTGTGTACCGTCAGATATATCTTCCACTGAGTTAGAAAAACCAATGAAAGAAGGTAAATTATTAATAAAGTTTGCGACTGAAACTTTTTTGTTGATTGGTGTTCCACTTGGATCATCAATCACATGTAGTAAATCAGCAGAAGCAATACCTGTTGATAGGTCTGTTAACGCTGTAATTTTCTTATCGGCCATAACCGTTCTCCTTTATATAAACCCTAAGTAGGGAATTTTACTTATGGCATACACCATAATCACATCTGGTCGTCAGTTTTTTCTTCTTTAGATTCATTAGGTAATCCACCTAAATCTCCAAGTCCACCGTCGGCCTCATTATTAATCTCTGTTAAAAACAATTTACATTGTTGTATCGCACCTTGAAAAGCATTCAATTGTGCGACTGCTTCACTTTTCTTCTTTTCAAAGTCAGTAATAGCATTCTGTAAAGTTACAATATCTTTTTCTAATTTAGATATTTGTTTTTCAAGATCTTCTTTTGATAAACTCATAATAACTCCTTATGATAAAAAAGTGACCACCATAAAGATGGTCACTTGAAAATTAAGATTAGTCAGCAAATGCCACTGCTGTGTTAGATGCAGTGAAACCTGAAATCTGCCATGTTGTTGTTGATGTACCAACACATGTGATGTCAAGTGCCTGAGCAAGCGCTACTGTGATTGTCTCATTTGAGTCTTGATCTGAGAATACAACAGATGATGTTTGACCAGTTTGGTCTGTATCGTGGTGTACTAATTGTCCTTTGAAGAAAATTGAGTTACCAGTACCAGCAGAGATAATCACTGAGTGACCATCAGCTGCAGCCAAACCTGTTGGGCCAATAAATCTGAATAACATTCCAACTTTAGGTGTTGGTAATGTGTATGTTCTATTTGCACTTACGTTTGGTGTAATTACGATACGACCAGCGTGTGTTGCCTCAGTTAATGTTACGTCTGAGTCAGCAAGTGTTACTGGTGCTGTTAATGCGTTGAAGAAATCTCCAACTGTTTCTTTTTTGTTAATCGGTGTTCCACTTGGGTCATCGATTATATGCAATAAGTCTTCTCTTGCTGAAGCAGCTGCTAGAGAAGTTAATGCAGTGATCTTTAGATCGGCCATTATAGGTCTCCTTCTATGTTATTAACCTCTTTCGAGGGATTCTACTGTAGGAAATCAGTTTCCCTATCCTACATCACTGAGCCTATAATAATAGACTCAAGTTAAACTATTTATATACTATGCGGCAGCGACATCAACACCTTTTAAGATGTTGGCTGTACCACTTGATGTACCTGTCTGTGACAATGTTGCGGCATCGTTCAATGATGTTTCAACAACGATAGGATCAGTTCTTAGTGTCTTACCCTCTGCGTTTCTGCCATCACTGTCATTTGATGCGGCACTACCTGACTCTTGTACAAGTCTAAAGAAGTTTCCGTCACCATTTGTTTTACCTTCAAAGTCTGCTGTACCTTCTTCTAAAAGTATTGCAACACTTGTATCTTGACCAGTTCTTGTTATTGTAGTAATATCTGATCTTGTAGCAAACAATGGACCTGCAACTTTAAATGCTAATGAATCACAGATGATTTCTTCACCACCGTCTGTATGGAATAAAACATCAACATTATCTGCAACTGTGATTGCTTCACTTAGTGTTACAGATGTTGATCCGTTTGTAGCGGCAACTGTTAATTCATTGTTTGTTGAAATTGCTGTATTTCCGTCTGCGTCTGCGAAAGATAATGTACTTGTATCTTTGACAGTGACAACGTCACCAACTGCGATTGTACCAGAATTGCCGTCCAATACTAATGCTGTTGTTGCAGTTGTTAATGCACCGTTTACTGTTGCAGATTTACCAGCACTTCCGTTTGCGATAAGTTTTGCACCAAATGTTGGATCTGATGTTGTTCCAGCTTCAAGTCTAATACTTAATGCTGAACTTCCGTCTTCCTCAGTCATTGTTGCAGTTCCGTCAAAGTTAATACCTGTTACAACACCTGTATCACCAACTCCTTCGCCATTAAATGCTAAGAAACCTGCAGCTGCGTTTGTTTGTGCAAGTCCTCTAAATGTAAGTTGGTTTGTACCTGAACCAGAAAAATATTGACATGCCATTGTACTATCTTCAACCATGTCTGTTTTTCCAACTCTTGATAATAAGATGTATGCTTTATTAGTAATTGTTTGGTTTGCAGTTCTTGTTGCAGATGTAATATCTACTGCCTCATCAAATGTCACAGTGATATCAAATGTACCTGTATCTGCAACTGTTTGATCAGTCCAATTTATACCAATAATAGATGCAGAACCAAATGCTTCTGCTAAATTTTTTACACATACCAGTATTTCAGGTTGTGCATCCGTATTGTCGTTACCACTAGCAGCAAGGCCTGGTGTTAGACCCCAACCACTTTTGGTCGCTATTGCGTGTTCTCTTGCACCAGTTGAACCAGCGGCGTTTTTGTCTTCAGGCAAAAACTTTGGTTTTAAATTTGGT